TCACGCGGCCTCCTTCGCGCGCTCGACGTCGTGCAGCTCGGCAATCCGCTCGCGTACGCGAACGGGTGTGTCGTAGGGCGAGCGGCGGCCGTGCATCGATAGGATCGCTGTGCGCGTCGACAGGATCACGCTCGCCTCACCCAGGCTGGGGATCCGTTGCGGCCAGCCCTTCACGTATTTGAGGTTGGCCGGCAGACGATGCTCAAGAGCGCGCCGCTCAGACGCGGCCGCCTTGCCGCGAACGAGGGCGTCCAGCAGCGAGCGGGGCAGCAACTCAGGCGCTACGTCGCCAAGCCATCGGTTCTGCTGGAACGAGAAGCTGGACCCAGCCTCCATCGCAACCAGGTGGTGCAGCACGCCTCTGTTGCCCGGCGCCCGGGCTGCAACCCCGATATCATTCTCGGAGGCCAGCACGCAGAACGCACAACCGAAGCGGGTGCTGCCGAGCGGATATGCCTCGGCCAGCGGCAGGCTCTGCCGGGAGATGTAGGTATAGACCTCGTCCTCACGAACCTCGACGCCGGGGTGCCAGGTCAGAATGCTCCCGCCGTTGGCGCGGACGTAGGGCTTGCCCTCCGCCTTCGACACTGGTGCGAGCCGGCGCCGCACGCTCTCCTCGCGCCGGATGCCGACAACCGAAAGAATTTGCTGCCCCGCGAAGATGCGCAGCAGATGCGGAAGGATCACCTGGGTCTTTAGTTCGGCGGTGCAGAACCGATTAGTCGCCGAACTCCAAGGCCCGGTTAAATGGTAGGTGAGCAGCTGTTCGTACCGTTCGAGTCCAAGCTCGAAACGGCGCTCCCAACGGTCGACCAGGTCGCCAGCTTTGCGGCGCACAACCACGAGAGGCGTGCCGATCGCCGCGGCCGCGCGCTGGACAGTCGCTGGCGTCGAGCGCCACTCGATGCGGCCAAGGTCGGCGTGGATCGAGATCCGCCGGTCCCGCGGGTGGCCTAGCTGATCAAGGTGCTTAGCCGTCGCATGGGCGATCGAGACGCTATCCTTTCCGCCGGAAAGGCTGAACGCCACCGGAGCGCCGGCCGCGATCGCGGCGCTGACGCGCTCGTCGATGGCGAGCTGCGAAAACCCGCTCGCGAATAGATCCATCTGACCGCGCACGCTCATGCGGGCAGCTCGAGCTGCAGCTGCGGGACGCGGTGCCTGGCCTGCCAATCGGCGTAGGCGGTGACGTGGACGGCGCAGAGATCCTTGCCTCGCGCCGGCGACGTGGTGCAGCTGGGGCACAGCGGCTTGTCGCAGGTGCCGCTCTTCTTGGTCGGCACCTTCCAGTCGCACAGCCTGGTGGCAGGCTTGCCGCAGGCGCAGCGCTGACGCCGGCGCGAGTAGCAGACGATCGCATTACCGCCGCCCGGCATGGGAACAACCTCGCAGGTCATCGCGCGTCGTTCTCGCCACCGGCCGGTGATTCAACGGACCCGGCCGGCGACGAGCTGGTGATGAAGGGATAGGTTAGGGCGCCAGCGCCACGTTGCCCGAGGGCACGTGCGACACCCTGCTTCGAGTAGATGCAGGATCGGCCACGGCCCTTCGCGGGCCGAATGGGAACGCCGTCGAATTCCTCGCGGAGCCCCTTTTCGGCCGCGGCGGCAAGATCCTGGGGGGCGAGGTAGATGGCGCGCGGCGCCATCCAGTCCGCTCGCATGCTTTCGAGCGTGGACTGCAGGCGCTGCTCGATCGAAGGCGGCTCTTTCCGTGATCGCCGGCGCAACGGCTCGCGGCCCTGCGACGGCGCCGCCGCACTCTGCCGCTTGATCAGGCGCTCCAGGAGCTGTGACTCTTCGTCGGTAAGCGCCCGGGTGCGGCCCAGCGCATCGAGCGTGGCGATCCCGTCTGCGGCCGAGGCCGCGTCGCCGGCGACGGAGCGGGCCACTATGCCGGCACCTGCTTGCGCGAGTTGATCACCAGCGCGGCGCCGACCATGTACGCGGCGCCGGCGACGAAGCCGGGGGCGAGGCCGTCGGCGACCAGGCTAAGCGTCGCGGCCGCGACCAGGCCGCCGGCAGCGGTGACCAGCCCGATCATGACTGCGGCTCGATGCTGTCGGCGATCGCCTGCAGATCCGCGATCAGAGCGCCGAGACCTTCGCGTGTGATGAAGGCGGCGACGCCACTTTCCTCAAAGCGAGGATCCGGTGGGGGCCCCCCACCGAACAACGTCAGCAGCACCCCGCCGGGAAGCGGCAGAGGCATTGGTGCCCAGCCGAGCCGAACCCCAGCATGGATGTAGCAGCCGAGAACTACCTCGGCGCTGCTCAGCGCCGGATTGGGATGCGGCACCCACGCATACCCGCCCTCGTCTATGACCACAGGTGAGCTGAAGGGCGGCGGAGGGCCAAGCAGGCGGGATGCTGCGGCCAATGCCGCGTTCTCGGCCAGGCGATCCGGGGTGATCTCCGGACCCATCACAGCATCCCCAGCGCTTGCATGTACGTCTCGAGGATTGCTTCCTCTTCCTGGTACTCCTCCCGCTTCTGCTTGCGGATCGCCATGATCTTGCGGATCGCCTTGGGATCGTACCCGCGCGACTTCGCCTCAGACATGACATCCTTGATGTCGTCGCCGATGCCCTTCTTCTCTTCCTCGAGGCGCTCGGCGCGCTCGATCAGGAGGCGCAGCTCCTCGGCCGCGACCTGGCCGCCGCCCATGCCCTCTCCGCGTTCCTCGGCCATCATCCGATCCCCAGCAGCGCGAGGATCCCGAAGCCGTTCAGCGCAACGCCGATCACCTGGCCGGTGATCAGCCCGCCGGCGGCGAGGATGAAGGAGACGGCGACCGACTTGGCCAGGCTCGGCTCGGCGGCCGCCTCGTGGCAGCTTGAGCAGTCACAACCGAGCGGATGAACATCGAACGGCTGCGCCAGATCGAAGGGACGCTGTGGAGGCATCATTTTCTCTCCCGAGTAGCGATGGCGTGGTCGGCCGTTGCGGCGCTCACCACGAGGAAGACGAGGAGGATGGCGACCAGCACGCCGTCGTCGCGGCGGCCGGTGAGCGCGAGGACCAGCCCGATCGCGCTGGAGGCGATCCAGAGGGCGACGCGCAGGCGGAAGCGGGCAGAGGTCACGCGGCCTCACTGTTGGCCGGCGCGGTTTCGCAGGCGGTGCAGAGATCCTGCCCCTCCACCCACGCGCAGGCCTGGCGATCGTAGGTGCAGGGCTGGCGCCACGTGCAGGCGCAGATGCGGCAGATGCGCGGCGTGTGGATCGGATCGCGTTCGCCGCGCGCGATCGCGGCGAGGGCCGCCAGCACCGAGCGGTCGAAGCGGTACGCGCTGTGCAGCGCGTCGATGGTGGTGATCGATGCCGGAACCAGATCCGCTTCGATCCGCTCGAGCCAGGCGATCAGATCATGCTCCGCGTCGCGCGGGATGGTCGGGATGCGCGCGGCGACGTCCTGCAGCGTCAGCAGCTGCGCGGTGCGGCGGGTCTTCAGATACGAGCCGGGCGTGAACAGCACCATCGGTGTCCAGCTCTTCGGGGCATCGTGCGACATGATCATCGGCGGCGTCCGGGCAGCACAAAGCCGCTCCGCGAAGCGCAGGGCGACGCGGGCGGCTGAGGCGGAAAGGGGAAGTCTCGGCTGGTGACGGGCGCGGCGGCCGAGGCGGCCCGCGGCTGTTAAGGTGGCTGGCGGCTGCGGCGGAGGCGGCGGATCAGCCCAAGCATGCCGCTGGCGTGCGCCACGACATGCTCGACCTCTTGTTCGGCCTTCACGAAGTCTGCCTCGTCGGCGTCCGGCAGCGTCAACATCAGCGCGGCCTCTTCAGCCTGACCGTTTTCGCGGGCGAACACGGCCGTCGCGCGGGTCAGCTCGATCTGACAGCCGAACTCGGCCTCACGAGCCTTATCGACGAGCGCCATGTACGCGTTGAGAAGAGGCGCGCCGATCTGACCGGCTGCCTGCCAGGCGAGATCGAGGCGGATGGCCAGCGTCAGCGGGACCGATTCGGGCGTGGCCGGGTTCGCCCAGTTACGCACCGTGCCTTCGGTGCGCTCGACGATCGAGGCCATGCTTGCCCAGTCGATCACGCCTGAGATGCGGTCGAGAGCCTGTTCGATCGAGCCGGGCGGCTTGAGGTACGTCACAGGCGCACCTCATCAGAAAACGCCCGCGGTGATTCCGAGGGACAGCGAGCCGCGGCCGCGAGAGAAGACGACGCCGGCCCGGGATTAAAACCAGCGCCGTCTTCCGTGGGGGGCTCTTCCAAATGCAGCACACGAACGTCCCGCGTGTTCTCGCTCGGGTGGGTGGCCCCACGCGGGTTCCGGCCGGCATGCCAGCGGCCGAAAGGGGTCTCCGGGATGGAGGGGATGACGCCTTCGCCGCTCATGCTGCGGGGCCTTCCGGGGAGCGGCTTGTCACCGCCCCCCGTCCGGCTACGGTGTTGGTGCGAACAACCACCGGAGCTGATGACGTATGCGCTACGAAAAGCGGAGCTTTAAGGACGAGACGCTCGCCCTTGATGGCAACGAGTATATCGACTGCACTTTCGAGAACTGCACCATGGTCTACTCCGGTGGCAGTTTCACGCTCGAGCCGTTCGCCTTTGACGGCGTTCATTGGCGATTTGCCGGTCCGGCTGGGCGGGGCGTTGAAATCTCGCAGAAGCTGCAAGCCATCACGGTTGACCGGATGCCGGCCGATCATCTCGTTCACATCGGAAGCAAGTTCTTCAAGCTCACCGACAATCCGAAAGGAGTGGTCGGGTCCGAGAAGGGCTCGGCTGCTGAGCCGAGCTATTTCAGCTTCGGCAAGCCAAAGACCGGTCTCGTCGAGGCGCAGCAGCGTCTTCATGCTGCTGCGCCTTCGATCGAATCGGCAGCCGCGGTGCCTGGCACCGGCTGTTCGACCTTGATGCCTAGCGCGACGGCGATGCGGTGTGATTCGCCGCGGCGGCAGCTGCGCTCGCCACGCAGGATCTGGTGGACCAGCCGTAGGCCGAAGCCACGTTCACGCGCCCATTCGGAGACGTTCGTGCCTGACGCGATGAACTGCTCACGCACTGCGCTCGCGCGCTGGCGCACAACTTCATCGGCAGTAGCGACTCCTTCGGGCATGTGAATTGTGCCAATCTGTATAAACTAGAAGTACGCTGCACAAATCTAAGTGCATCGTCAACAGGATTGCACAGATTTATGTTCATTCGTGTGGGTTGGGGGGCGCGGCTCAGGGAGGAGCGGGAGCGACTCCGCCTGAATCAGCAGGCCCTTACCCATCGGAATACCCAGCGCGCTTACGAGAAGGAGGCGACTGCGCCTGACTTGAGGTACCTGAGCGACATCGAGTCGCATGGCCTCGACGTGGAGTACATTCTCACGTCTGGCCGAAGCGCCAAGGGCACCGTCCCGAGCCTGAATGAACTCACCGTGATTTGGCCGCAGCTAAGCACTGAAATCTGTGCAGCCCTACTAGCTCTGGCGAGAGCCGCGGCCGGCTACAGTTCCGGCGAAGTGGTAGGGCCGACCGATCAAACGCCCGTTGTGGGCGGCGGTGATTGACCTTGAACAAGCGCTTCATGGCACTCGCGGCGGTTGTGATCGCGCAATCAGCGGAAGCAAGTGATTTGGAGAAACTCGAGCAGCGCCGACCTGCGTTCGTTTTCGATAGCACCCGCAGCGTGGAGGACACGGCCGCGTGCATCGCTAAGAATGTGACCGTTGGAACTCCGACCGTTGTTCCTGAGCGCGGGCTCACACGCGTACTCCGATACATCAACGGGGGACTAGTGCTGATCTATCGAGTGACCAGCAATGACGCGGGCAGCCACGTCGAAGTTTTTCGCGCGCTGCCTGGTTTTGGGAAAAGTGGGCTCGGGCCGTGCATGTTCTAATCGATGGGGGGGATAATGAGGATTGCGGGTGTTTGGCTTATCGGGTTGGGGCTCCTCGCCTTGATCGCTGCGTTCATCTTGCCAACATCGGTGAACACACCCGGAAGCTCCTATCTTGAGGCGATCGGCCAGTCGGGTTCGGTGATCAACATCGGCCTTCTGCAACGACAGGCGTTGGTGTTTCACGCGGGTCTCACGTCGATACTGGCTGGGGTAGTCTTAATCGCTGCCGGTGGAATAATCGACGCCGGCGCCCGGTTCAGGCCGCAAGAGAGCACCGCCCCTCCCGAAGTTCTGCCGTCTCATGCTGCTGTCGAGAGCGGGCCCCCGACCCCGATCGTTCCCGCTGATGCGGATCGTGCGGTCGCCTATGTGTTGGGCATCATCGCTGCCATAATGCTCGTGGCCCTGATATTCGTGGTGAGCGGGGGCGGCAACGCGGTGCGCTCGCCGGAGGCAGTGGCTATCACGAACAACGCCGAAGCGCTGGCCGACCAGATGGAGGCGGAGGCTGACAATCTGGAGGCGATGGCCGACCGGATGGAGCTTGAGCGCCGTTGATGAGGTGGCGATGAACGACAGGAAACGGTCAAGCGCCGCATGGGCGAGTACGTCTGCAAGGGCGATGACGGCCGCAGCTATTCGGTTGTCGACTTTCAGGAGTTCACCGACGCATCGACCAAGGATGGCGAGGACTGGTTACCCGGCCGACGGTGGCTTGAGCTGCCCAGTGGCTCCAGGCTGATCCCAGTCGACAATGACACCTTCCGCATTCGCGAAACGGGGGTGCTTGTCGTAAAGTCGTAGCCTCGCGAAATGCAGGTAGCCGCCGACTTCGGCTACGCTGACAAGGACGTGATCAGGCCCGTCGCGTTCGGCGGTCCAATCTTCTTCTGGCAACAGGTCCACTGCGGCGGCTCCGGTCTGCGGGTATCGGTCGGGTATTTGCGCCGTTCGAACGGCTGATACCATCGCTTTTCCGCACCTTTCGGATCACCATGGCGGAGGGGTTCTCCGCCGCGGCCCGACGAGACTAGGGAAGAACTCGCCGGGCCGGTCCAACATGCGGCCGGCTAGAGCCGCCGCGGCACAATGTTGCAGGCATGTTACGGTTCCCTCGGCGGCGAGGCGTGGCGCTGGCAAGATGGAGCGATTCCCCCTATGTTCTCTGCAGGGGCGAGGGGAAACGATGGTCGCGAACTTTCCGCTGCCGGCGCCGGTGACGGGCCTGAGACGCAGTGCGGTGTCTACTCCGCTCCGACGTGAGGAGGTTCTCGCGTTCATCGTCGAGCGCCTGGCCCGCGGCCGTGGCTGCCCCAGCTATAAGGAGATCGGCGAAGAGGTAGGCGTCAGCCAAACGCGGGCCCGCCAGCTGGTTGACCAGCTGGTCAACGCCAAGGTTCTGGAGCGCACCGCCGGTCTTCAGCGCAACCTCGTGGTGCGCGACGTTACGCACGCTCGTGAGATCGTGGTGGAAGTGTTCCGGCGGATCGGCGGCATGGCGGCCGCGCCGCTGGGCGACCTCGTCGGGCACTGCGCGCAAGCGCAGCTGCCCATAGTCGCAGTCCTGGAACATATCCCCAATCATGACGGGGATCGATCAGCAGCCACATAGCGGCGGCGCCATAGCGCGCACCTTCACCGCGGCCGAGCGCGAGCAGCAGCGCATTGCGCACCTGGTGCTCGGCGCGCCGCGTCCGCCAGCGGTGCTGCCGAAGCGACCGCCCGGCGTGTCGAAGCAGGAGTGGAAGGTCAGCAGGGAACGCCTGCGTCGCCAAGGTGCTCAGCTCGCGCCGGGGATCGAGGAGCGGGTCGCTCTTCGCGAAGCATGGCGGGGCATCGAGGGCACGCCGGAAACCAAGGAGCACGCGGTGCGGGTTGCCAAGCGGGAGGGCTCGCTTGCTCGCCTGGTGCAAAGCGGCGCGCTCGATCGGCACCAGCTCGCGGCCGCGGAGGAGATCGCGACCGCATACGACCTGATCACCGCCGAGGTCGCCGTTCGCACCGCCAAGCTCGAGCGCAGCACCGGCGGCGGCCCCGACGCTGCAGCGGCGGTACCGTTGCGCCGCGTGATCCTGGAGCGTGCCTATACGCAGTGGCGTGCGAACGTGGCGCCGCATGCTGACATGCTGCTGGCCATCATCGTCGACGATATCGGCCTGACGATCGCCGCCCGGCGCTGGCGGATGTCGAACCGGCGTGCGCGATCGGTTCTGGCGCTCGCGCTTGATCGTTGGCGCCGTCATTAAGGGGACTGCTCTTTCGCGCAGTGCGCGAGTGAGCAGGCCGAAAAACGGTCACGCAGACGGCAAAAACGACCCCGCCATAGTTGCGCCCGCCACCCCAGCCCGGGGTTGGCGGGCGCTGTCGTTTCGGGGGTATCGACATGCAGCTTGCCCAAGCAATCACCAGCCTGATCATCGCCGCGGCTCCAACCGCGGCCGACAACGACGCCTTTGACGCGACCGCGCGATCGCTCAGCCAGTATCGATACAAGACGATCGTTCGGCTGGCGCGCGAGCAGGTACCGCTGCGTCGTGCCGCCTTCATCCTTCGTCGCCGCGCCCGCGGCCCTTCCAAGCTCGCCCGGCGCATGCGCCGACAGCGCGAGCTCGGCCGCGCAGGGAGCTTCTGAGCCCCATGCCGGCGACGAGCCAGCGCCGCCCAGCGCGGTTGGACGAGTTAGATCGTCTCACCCCCCGATGGGACGATATCGTCCGCCGGGCGGCGCTGGCCACCCGCTCGGAGCGCGAGACGCACCAGCTCGAGGAGGACGCGCAGACGTTCGCCGATGACTTGGTCGCGGCCTTTCGCGGCCGGAACGCGCGCCGGCCGAGTGCCGCGCCGCTGTACGTCAGCCCTGATGGCTTGTCGGCAGGCTGGTGATGACGAAGGCCCTCGACATCATCGCCGGCATCACCGCCTCGGCCCATCCCGATAGCGCACAGGTCGTCGTGACGATCGGCCTGCTGCGCCAGATCGAGCGGCAGGCCCAAGGCGGTCCGGTCGCGCATGCCGTCCTCACGACGGTCGATCCCGCCCGCAAGGAGACCGCTCAGTGAAGATCCGCATCAACGCCCCGGCCGAGCAGCTGACGCCGCTGCTCGAGCGCTTCGCCCAACTCGGTGTCGAGCTGGACCTTGCCGAAGCGGCTCGGGCCGACGGCTATGCCGCGGTGAACTCGATCGCCGACAAGATCGCGCTGCCGATCGTCAAGGAGATGGACGAGATCCGTGCGGCCGTTGAGCCGTGGTGGAAGCGCAACGGCGCCAGCCTTCTCACGGGCAAGCGCAAGACGGTCGAGCTGGCCGGCTGCATGATCGGCAGCAAGGCCGGCCGCTCCAGCCTGCAGTTTGCCGGTGGCGATGACACGGCGGCCACGGCCGCCCTGCAGGCGCACCGTTGGGCCAAGCCCTACGTGCGCGTGACCTATGCGCCGGACAAGACGGCGATCGGCACTGCGCTGACCGGCAAGCATGCCAAGCAGCTCGCCGAGCTGGGCTTCAGCAAGCCGGCCGGCGCCGAGACGTTCGTCCTGGAGCGCGTCGTCCAGGAAGGCACCGTCACCGCCTGATGACACGGCCGCCAACGCAGCGCTTGCGCGGCCGTGCCGGGCAAGCGCAGCGGCTGCGTCGGCTCAAGCGCACCAACGGCCTGTGCGAGCGCTGCCTCGCTGCAGGCCGCACCACCGTCGCTGCTGTCGTCGACCACATCAAGCCGCTGGCACATGGCGGCTCGGACGACGATGACAACACGCGCAACCTCTGCGATCCGTGCCACCTCGAGGTGACGGCCGAGCAGTTTGGCCAGCAGGTGCGGCGCGGTCGGCCAGGCGTCGGAGAGGACGGCCGACCGCTCGACCGCGACCACCCCTGGGCAGCCGCCCGGCCGACGGTCGGCGCCGCAGCCCGGCGGACCCCCCGGGGGGTCGAAAGTCGGGCGCCGACCCTGCCGGACACCGCGAAGTGGGACCGTGCGCACTGCGAGCAATTCCAGACTAAAAAGTTCGGGCCGGCGGGAGGGTGATGCGATGACGGTTCCCGCTCCAACGCCGAAGCCCAAACGGAAGCCGCGCAAGGTATTGCCGAAGAAGCCGGCGGCCGCAGCGACGCCCACGCCCGCGATCGAGCGGGTTGAGATCGGGAACGTTCTGGAGCCTGATTGGATCGCGCTGCTTCCCGATGAAGCCGAACGTTCGGTCGCGTCGGGTCACTGGCGGCGCGTTGCGCGCGAGATGTTCGATCGCGAGATCCTGTCATCGTCGAACGGCCATGCGGTGCAGCGCCTGGTGCTCGCGTACCTGGTCTATAACCGCTGCTCGAACGCAGTCGCCGCCGGCGGAATCGTCGACGAACCCGACAACGAGAAGAACCCGAAGGCGATTGCGCGCCTGTCTATCCACTACAAGGCCATGCGCGAAGCGGAGAACACCGCCGAGCGGCTCGAGGCGCAGCTGGGCCTTTCGCCCGGGCGCCGGGGCAAGGTCGCAAAGGTGGTGACGAAGCGCGAGCGCCAAGCGGGTGCCGACGCCTTCCTTGGCTCGCCGGGTTAGCGCGGAGCCGCTTGATCCCACCACCGCCTGGGCGGCGGCGGCGGTCCGCGGCGACTTCGTCGTCGGTGACCTGGTCCGACATGCGGCGGAGCGACACCTGCGCGATCTGCGCGACGCAGAGAGGCGTGGCTATTTCTGGCGGCCGGAGCTGGCGCAGCGCGCGCTGGACTTCTTTCCGTCGCTGTTCACCATCACGGACGGTCCAGCGGAGGGACAGCCGTTCCGACTGATCCCGTATCAGACGTTCATCGTCGGCTCGCTGATGGGCTGGGTAAATGCGGCGGGGCGCTGGCGATTTAGAACGGCCTATGTCGAGACCGGCAAAGGCCAGGCGAAGTCGCCGATGATGGCGGGCCTGGGCCTCTACGCGATGGGCTGGTGCGGGTTTCGCCGCGCGCAGATCTATTCGATCGCGGCGAACAAGCAGACGTCGATGGTGCTGTTCAAGGATGCGACGGCGATGTGCCGGGCGCGGGTGCCGGGCTACGACGAGCACGAAACGCTCGAATCAATGGGTCATGTCGTGATCCGCGGTGAAGGCGACAACGCCGGTAAGATCGAGCATCCGGGTTCGCAGTCGTTCTTTCTGCCGCTGGCCGATGGCAAGCAGCAGTCGGGGCCGCGGCCGCGCATGGTGCTGGCCGACGAGATCCACGAGTTCAGCTCGATCGACCAGATCGAGATCTGGCAGGCGGCGATCGACAAGATCGCCGGCAGCGCGATGATGGTGCTCGGGAGCAACACCCCGGCCGTGTCGCAGCACGTCGGCACCGAGATCTCCGACACCGCGCAGGCGGTGGCGAAAGGCGACGTCAAAAGCGACACGGCGTTTGGCTTCGTGGCGCGCACCGACAAGCGCGATCACGACACGATCTTCGACAACGAGGAAGCCTGGCACAAGTCGCTCCCGGCGCTGGGCGTCACCTATCCGATCACCAACATCCGCGAGGCGGTAGCGGAAGCGCAGACCCGCTTGTCGAAGGCCGCGTCGGTCAAGCGGCTGTACTTCGGCATCCCGGCGGGCGCGGCGGATTTCTGGCTGGATGAAACGAAATGGGCGGCGGTCCTGGCCGACGTCGACCAGGAGACGATCGCGGCGCTGAAGGGCTGCCGTTGCTGGCTCAGCCTCGAC